GTTTTTTCCTAGAAATCTGCGTATATAAATAACTGCATCAATTATTTATCGGAGTCAAATGATGCAGAATTTTAGTAATTTTGGAGCAAAACCAAAAACCAACCCGTTGACCAAATACATGCGTCGCCCAAAACTGATGCTGCGTTTACCCAGCAAAGGCAAATATTGGCCCGAAGGTACACTGATCGAAAAAGAAGACAACAGTTACGAAGTCTATGCCATGACTATCAAAGACGAGATCATGGCCAAAACACCAGATGCACTGTTAACTGGACAGAGCATGGCCAACATCATACAGAGCTGCGTACCCAACATCAAAGATGCCATGGCGATGCCAGGTATAGATCTAGATGCTGTGCTGATAGCCATACGTATTGCCACATATGGTGAAAAGTCCACAGTCAATGTCAATGTGCCAGGGGAAGAAGAACCCACAGAGTTTGAAGTAGATTTGAGACCAGTGTTGGACAACATCTGCGACAACATGATATGGGAAGAAAAACTGGTAATCAACGAAGACATAACAGTCTATATCGAACCCATCAACTATCGTTTGATCAGCAAGTACGCCATCAGCACCATGGAAGCACAGAAGCTGATCACCGAGATCGCCATCAATACACAGCTGGATGATACTACAAAATTGAAATACCAAGCAGATGCTGTGGAAAAGCTGACCAATGCCACACTAGATCAAGTGATCAACAGCATCATGCGCATTGACAGCACTGAAGGCAGTGTGGATGAAATTGACTTTATAGCTGAATATCTCAATAACTGCGACAAAGAAGTGTTCTCTATGATCAGCAAGAGATTTGAAACACTCAACGAAGAAAACAACAAGCGCAAACTGACCATATCAACACCTGATGACCTGCGTGCTAAAGGTCTTCCAGATCAGATACAAGTAGACTTCAACTTCGACATATCAAGTTTTTTCGCCTGAAGCTTTTACAGCTCTCTCTTCCTGAGATCGATGAATATACCAAACAGATGGATCAGGATGTAAAAGCTCAACTACATGGTATGTATCGTATCATGTGGTATATGAGAGGTGCAGTAAGTCTCGAAGAAGCTTACAACCTAACTCCTGAAGATATCGAAATCATCAATAACATTGTGAAAGAGAATATCGAATGGAGCAAAGAAGCTCAACAAATCATACTGTAAGAGGAATGAACTTCGTTCATTCGTTCATCACTTCGTGATTCACATTTGTTTTCTTAGATAATAATTAAACGCGAAGCGTTATTATACTCATCTAGATTAAGTGGTCACACTTCGCCCTGGCCGGGCGAAGCGATCTTATAACTGGTTCTCATCTGAGTAGCGCAGTCACTTAGCGTTAGGGTGTTTATCAGAGGCGGTTGTCCGGTACCTCCATCCCCGTCTTCATACAACGGCGCTTACAATACTATACGCTAACATAATACTGTAAGGTGTGCTATCGCTAGCACGTCTTTGGGCCAATTTTAACTCTGTTCCAACAGCGAAATCACGGCAATTTGTGATCGGCGTCCTGTCAAGGATAGTCGCTGAGTGCTCACCGCAGCAGTGAGTCTTCCGTCCCCCTTATTATCGGGTTGTCGCTAGGCACCCGAACTTAGCCGGTGCGAGCCGTATAACTGCTTTTTTGCCTTAGGATTTTATGATGTGTGAGCCATGGACACGGACTTGAATATGTCCGTTGTAGTAATCTTTTGATTCTAGTACACGTCTACTGAACTGCTCACGTGCTTCAATGTAGCTGCACTCTGCCTTGCTTTTGCAATAAAAGAGAATTTCTCTAGTGAATTTTTCTGTGCCTAATGACTCAACGTCTTTGTTTAGTTCAATGTTAGAGCCATAATATGTCTGCCAGTCTGATTCAATCTTGCCCCGAATCTTCTTTTTCTTCTTTGTGCCGTTCTTTAACTTTACAGTCTTGTAGGTCGTCTTTGAGAATTTTGCTAGTTTCTTGCCTATGTACATGCGTCCAGAAACTGTATTAGTGATTAGATATACAAATCCAATGCAGTCTTCTGGTAGTTCACTTACTATAACACCTTCATGTGTCCAAGTCATTCTTTAATTTCGTTCATGTACTTTTTATAAGCATCGATGTCAACTTTGTGATACTGTACGAACCACTTTTTGGCATAGATGCTATATCGCACACGTAAGGATCTTAGTCCTAGTCTAAAAATAAAACCCTTACTGTGCGTGTCGCTCGCAGGATAAAAGTTAAATCCATTGCGGACAGTCTCTCCTTCTCTGCGAACGTAAAACATATCAAGCAGCCTTCTTAGCTTCTGCTCTAGCGTTCTTTTCTGCTGTGATCTCGTTGCGGCGAACCTTGACCAACTTGGCGATCTCGCCTAAGGCCTTACGTGCTCGTGTGCCAGCAGCATTATTACCGTTGGTAAATTTTTCGTCTTCAAGTAGCCATTCACTTACTGCTGCTGAAATTTGTTTGTTTGTATCACTCATCTTCTGTCCTTTGTTTTGGTCCACGTTTCTTATGACCTGCGGCTTCGAAACGGGTTTTGTTGATCCTGCGGGAATCAGCCGCATAGCCCCTTAGCTCTCGCCATTGATCCCTGCTTTCGTTATAAAGAGCCCTAATTGCCTTAATTAACTGCTTTTCTGCTTCTCTCGTAGGATGGTGCTTCCACTTATTGTAGCAGTTGAAGTACCTTACGAATTCCTGTACGACATGATCATTTCTGTCTTCCATATAATTTAAGCCTATGCGTCAACTAGGTCAGCATCATTTGAATAACTGGTAAATCCGTTCTCTTTGATGACCTTGAGCACACTGTTGACCCTGCCTCTCAGCTCGTCTTTATGCGAGATCAAATAGATGTTTTTACTGCGTTCACGTGCCATTTTCTTAAGCACTGCGATAGCACTTTCTACACCCGCTGAATCCATACCAGCATCCACTAGTTCGTCGATAAACAGCAGATTTATCTGCTGATATAGGTTTTCCCACACATCTCTAAACGCCCAGCTCAAGCTCAAAATCACTCTATTTCGTTCGCCTCTGCTGAGATTATCGAAGTCTAACTCCTGTCCAAGTTGTGTAATTTCGACGCTTAAATCGTTCAAAAATTTCACTTGATGGGGTAATCCAGTCTTGTCCAAGTAGTAGCTGAGACGCTTGTTTAGGTATGCTAAGTTCTGATCAATGATCTTCTTACGGACGAAAGAATCCTTATTAGTCAACAACTTATGCAAGAATTCCATATGATCTCTGAACTTTGACAGCGTGTTTACTGTGGTCCAGTCAATTTCTTGGATAGCAGTTTTCTGTAGTTCTTCGACTTGTTCCTTATAGGGATTAGTCTCTAAGTCCTTATCAACGATGGCTTTTTCTAAACTGGCCAAGTTAGTCTTATGATTATAGGCTTCCTTAGCAGTCTCGTAATAGGTATTAGGGCGTCCGTTGATATCGCCTATAGTGTCTATCTCATCATTGATTTTCTTCCAATCATTGAGGATTTTAGTGGCATATTGCTGTGCATCATCTAAATGCTTCTGAGCTTGGTCAGTCATTTCGCCATGTTTATGGTCCTGTAACTGTTGTTCACAAGCATGGCACTTTTTGTTAGCTAGGCTCTCAAGCTCTTTGACATACTTTTTAACAGTCTTATCAGCTTGTCCCAGCGCACTTTCTAAAGTAGCCAGTTCTTTCTTTAAGCTTCGCAGCTTAACGGACTTTTCTTCCCATTCCTTAAGTTTGTCGTGTGCCAAAATTTCTGCGTCGATGTCAACAGATAGCAGTTCTTGAATTGCTGTTCTGTATCCGTCAATGTCTTGGCTACGCTTGGTTTCCCATGCTTTGCTTTTAGTAGTGAGGCTGTCGATTGATTGCTGAACTTTGTCATTGCTGGCTCTAACTCCTTCTATGCGTAAATTTTCTGCTTGAATCTGATCCTTAACTTCCTTGCTCTGCTGTTTTAGCAGTTCTGCTTTTTCACTTAATATAGTGATTCCTAAAAGTTGCTCTATCACTTCTCGCTGATCATTTGGGCGCATGGCCAAAAATGGTTCAGTATATGTATTCAATGCCACTAGATGCTTGAACATGGTATGGCTCATGCCCAGTAGCTTTTCGATATCTTTTTGTGTCTCTCTGCTGTCACCTTGACTGTCGTCTTCTACTTCTTCGTCTGACTTCTGTTCAGCCCCGTCGATGTAGAATTTGAGGAAGTTTGGCCTCCTTCCTCTTTCAATTTTATACTGTTTGCCGTTGCGTTCAAACTCCACGCTGACTACTAGTGCTTTTCCATTGATCTTGTTGATCAAGTTATCCTTCTTAATCTTAGTCAGTGCTTCACCGTAGATAGCAAAGCTCAGTGCATTGATGATTGTAGTCTTACCAGTGCCGTTACGGCTACCACTATCATCACCGCCCAAGTCTAAGTTTTCGCCTAACACAAGTGTCAACAGGCTTTTGTCAAAGTCTACTGCTTGGGTCTGTTGACCCACGCTCATGAAGTTCTTAACTGTTAGCGTTTTTATTTTTATCATAGGCTGTTATAAATCTCCAATAGTACCTTTGCATCGTAAGTACCAGATTCTAATGCTAAGATCTGTTCGCTTACAATTTGGTCTACACTTTCAAATTTAATTTCTGCCCCATCATCGATTACAGTTTCTAAATTATCCTTGTCCTGTATCAATGCTAATTCACGTATCAGTCCATCAGTCATAAATGTTTCTTTGATAAAGTTAGCTTCTTCAAAACTGATATCGATATCCAAGTTGACACGCAGATACATCTTATTAAACTGCATCTTTTCCTTATCGTCAAGAAGTCTGCTGAGCTTAATTGTTCGATATTTTGGACAGTCAGGCCAGTTGATATATTCAGGCTTGCCACCCATTTCCAATAACATCATGCCACGCTCATCGTCCCAGCTGTCGGCATAATTGTGGGGGAAAGCATTTCCGATGTAGTGTACTTTGTCCTTACATTGCCTCTTATGGAAATGTCCGCTGAATACATACTCTTGATTGACAAAGTGCGATGCCTGTAGTTCACCGTGATCAGGCATCTGCACCATTGCATTCATGTAAAACAATGGAAGTTCAAAGTGTCCAAAAATGTACTTGCTCTTGACATCTGCCATAGTTTTCCATTCATCGCCTACTAGCCATGGCATCAACGTCACGTCGCCGAAGTCCATGGTTTCGTTTACTAGTACAATGTTGGGAAACAATCTAGCATATTCTAGGCTGTGCATGTCCCGCTTGTCTTTAAAATACTGATCATGATTGCCTGTGAGAACATATGTCTTTTTGAAGCTGTTGTTCAGCTTCTCCAAGTTACGCACGGTGTAGTTCATAGTAGTCACATCAGTTGTACTACGATTGTGGTGCCAGTCCCCAAGAAAAATACAAGTCTCGGCACCGTTCTCTTGAGCAGTTTTTATAAACCAGTCGACAAAATCGCTACAGTCTTCATTGTGTGTACGACTGTTGGATTTCAGTCCAAAGTGTATGTCTGTGAAACAAGCGGCTTTTTTGAACATTATTGTTCCTCTTCTTCAGTTTCGTCTTCAGCTTTAGGAACTTTGAAGTTCTTATAAAGCTCAGCCTGTCTAGCTGTTTCTTCTGCAAACTCGTTCTGTGTCTGTCTGCTCCAGCTAGGTGTCAGTCCGTTGTCTTCAAGTATATCGTCTCGGATGTTTTGTACACGCTTCTCGATGTTTAGTACACGGGTGAAGCTGTTTGTGACTGCGGCTGTATAATAAGCAAATGGATTCTCTGACTTGGATTCATCAAACTGTAGACCAATCTGACTCAGCTGTAGAATAGCCTGCCCTTTCATCTCATCTACATAGGTATATCCACGCCAGTTACTTCTCTGTGCATAACGCTCGGCCAGCATCAAATACATCTTGCCTAGTTCTTCTGTAATGCGACCGTGGTCCTTGCTAAAGTGTCCATTAGATAATCCACCTTTCCAATGGCTCTTGCCTACACAGATCAGTTCGTCATTTTCGTTAAACTTCCAGTGTTGGAACGGGGGAAAGTTACAGCGTTCATGCGCATCGGCGACAGTCTTCTCTGTCTTTTTGCGCCCAGGGCTCAATGGTACATGCTCAAATGATACTATCCTAAACACTAGATCCAGCTTGGGGATCTTTTGATATTCTACAACAAAATCATTCAACTTAATGTCTTTGACTCCTGCAGCCTTTTGCTTATTGAACTCCTGTAACCCTAATCTCTTAGCTCTGTTACGTTTGGCCTGTGCCACTGTTCTGATATTGATCTTATCTAAATTGGGTAAGATAATATCGTAATCACAGTATTCAGGTGCAGTGTAACTGCAATATGTGTTCTTGCTTTTGTGGATCTGTAGCAGCAGATCTCTGTTATTCAAGTACTTCGTTTTTCTTGTTGTCATTATGGTACTCCTACCCTAAATTATAATATATGCAGTTTATGTTGTCAATAAATATTGCTAAGAAAGGTAAAAAAATATGGCAGATAGTCTAACTCCTAATTCAGCAGCATCGTCAGTACAGAATATCTTGTATCAGTCCGGAGCTGGTGCAGTTGGTAATCAAAATTTGGTAGCGTTGGCTGCGCAGGGAGATCTTATTGGTACTGCCAATTGGGATATTTCTTTCGCCTATGATTCTACGATCAATCAACATAAAGTCTTTATATATGTGCCACCGCAGTATAGACAGTCTATGCTCTATAACCCGACCCTAGGTGCAAGACTAGATGCAAAGAACGGCGGCTGGAATGGAATTTACTTCCCAGTAACTCCAAGCATAAAACAGGACAGCAAAGCTAATTGGGAACCTGTTTCTGTGGTCCACAGTAATTATCCGTTCTATGCCTATAAGAATAGCGATCCTGGATCTATATCAGTTTCAGGTAAATTCCCAGTACAGAATTT